AGATGATTTAAAATGAAAAACTTAAACATAACTTTTGAGGATAAAGATTTTAAGAAGTTGCAGAACATGAAAGAGGAATGGATTATTATTGGAAAGGCTGACAACTGGGAAAGCTTTATTATGAATTTAGCAAAACTTCAAAAATCATAGTCAATATTGTTATAGTCACCGTGTGGGTTGGAGTGACGCTTTGTAAATGCAGAACTTGAACGAGACCCACACTTATAATCATGAAATCTCCAACAAGACCAAACAAATGTAAAATATGTGGAAAGATTATTAGGAGAGCTAAGAGTGGGATGTGTGCTTATTGCTATGTGAAAGAGCATAGAAAAAAACGTTCAGTAATTAAATTAAAGGAGAAAAGCAAATGAAAAACACTATAAAGGTAAGTAAAGTTGTGTATGCGCCAACAAACTCAGGCAAGGATAGATGGATGACTGAGACAAATGAAGGGAAGATGTCAATTTGGGATAAAGATGTTGCCGAGAGTATTGGGAAAGAGTTTATTGATAAAGGCATTAATGCAGAAATCCAAGAGAGTGAAGATGGGAAATACAAGACAATTAGAAGCTTCGATACAGTTGATGTTGGGAAAGTAGAAGTTCCACTGGAAACAAAGGTGTCTAATTCAGATAGTAGAATGAGACCTTACGAGAAAGACCCCGCTGGAATGGCTGTTGATTTAGTAATAGCAGGCAAAGAAGTAGATGAAGCCTTGTTAATTGTTCAGAAGATTATTAAATCGTTTTAATGATTCGTGAGGGTGTGATTCCCTCAATTATATTAAAATGGAAGATAAAGAATACAGGACAGTGCAAGATGTGTGGAAGGAACTGATTCAAGCTAATTTACATCAGCAAAAGCTATTAGAGGAGCTGTATAGAATGTGGCATTCCGCAAAGCCGAAGGCGTAACGGATTGCACTTATATTTGGTGCATTCCGCAAAGCTTAAGTAGTTTGCACTCCTTCGAATTACGTAGTAATTCGTTCTACCGAATATCTTTAATGCTTATGCGGAGAGAGGCAAAGCCTGTGGGCTGCCTCAGGCCCTGCTTATTATAATCAATCAAGAAGAAAGACATAACTATCCAGATGGCTGGAGTTATTTCAGCTGGCTACTTAAGTCTTTGGATTGATTATGGCTGGCCGGCAGGCTTATAGCTTGCCTGCCGGAAGGCACATGGGGGTAGTGTTGGGGTTGTGTTTTGGGTTGTGTTAGCGGTTGTTGGGTTTTCTTTCTTTTTTATATACAGGAAGTGAGACGTAATTTTTTAAAATATTTCAGATAATTATATAAAGAAGTAGTCCCTATTTATATTACAAGATTAAGGTTTATGGTATTAGTCTCCACGAATCAAAAGCACGTAGTAGTGTCTTGTTATGGTTAAGTTCAATAAAGAAAAGCTATCAAGTATATGTTATGCCTTCATCCAAAAAGCAGAGACGATAGCAGCCATACGAAACTTACATAGCGACGACGCTGCTGCACTATACACACAACAACACTAACGATGGAAAAAGAGGAATTACTATAAGACCATTCTTCTATTGTACACATACATTTAAATAGTATCTTTCTTTCAATTTAATATGAAGGGTTCACACAAAGAAGCGGAGAGGTTAAGGAGAATTTTTTCAGTCATGGAAACCTTAAAACAAATTGAATCACAGGAAGTTGAATTAAGTTTAGAAAAATTTGTTATGGAGATTTGTTTAAGATATGGAGTAACTGAGAGGAGAGCCAAAGAATATATTAAATTGGCCCAATTCAAATTAGATGGAACTCGATAAGTGGCAGAAGGAAGTTTTAGAAATTAAGGGCAACTTAGCTTTATGTTCAGGGCGTCAAGTTGGAAAATCTACTGTTATTGCAATAAAGGCAGGGGAATCGGCAGTTAAATCTAAAAAAACTATAATGATTATTGCGTCAGTAGAGAGACAGGCACTACTTCTATTTGAGAAGGTTTTGAGTCACATTTTCATCAATTATAAGTCAATGATTATGAAAAAGAAGGATAAACCGACTAAACACACTCTAAAACTCACAAATGGCTCAATTATACACTGTCTTCCGACAGGTGATTCAGGTTACGGTATTAGAGGGTATACAATCGACGAACTCTACGCAGATGAAGCTCACTTCATCCCAGAGGATGTTTGGGCAGCTGTAACTCCAATGCTCGCTACAACTGGGGGAAATATTAATCTGCTATCAACTCCATTCGGCGCACAAGGTTACTTCCACAGGTGTTTCTATGATAAAAAATTCACTGCAATTCATGTATCAACAGAAGATGTTGCAGAATCGAGACCAGACCCACAGCGAACTATGATGAAAGAATTTCTACACGATGAAAAGGAGAGGATGACTAAACTTCAATACCAACAAGAATACTTAGGTTTGTTCGTAGGGGGAATAATGAGATTCTTAGATGACGAATTAATCAACGAAACATTAACAATAAAAGAACATATTCCAATAGGAGACAAATTTTTAGGAATTGATATTGCACGAATGGGGGGAGATGAAACTGTCCTCTGTTCTCTTGATAGAATAAAAAGAGAAAATCTTGTTCAATTTGATTTAGAGATTCCAGAAGGACAGAAACTCACAGACACTACAAGATTAATTCTACACAAAGACAAACAACATAATTACAAAAAGATTTATCTGGACGATGGGGGAATGGGTGTAGGAGTGTTAGACCCTCTATTAGAGAATGACCAAACTAAAAGAAAAGTAGAGGGACTTAACAATGCTAAGAGAAATATAGAAGCTACAAGAGATAATAAGACACCAAGAAAAAAACTTTTAGGTGAAGACATGTCTATAAATTTAAAAGTTTTGATGGAACAGGGAAAGATAAAATTATTTGATGACCCTCGAATTAGACAGAGTTTACGCTCTATGCAATACGAAAACATGGAAGGAAAATTAAGAATTTATGGGAATTATTCCCATATTTTTGAATCGCTGAAAAGAGCAGCCTGGTGCATAAAAGACAAAAGTTTAAATATTTACATTTACTAAAATAATCATGGCAGACGTAGGAATATACACAAAAAGTGCAGACATCATAGCAAGAGCGGGAACAAATGCAAACGCAACTGCCGTTGCAGTAGCCGCAACAGATGTTTATGTTTTGAATGTAGAATCAACAATTAATGTAATGACAAGATACAACTGGACAGACGCTTTCACAGCAGGACTTAATGTAGATGTTCAAGGAATCCTAACTGAGACTGGAGCGTGTATGTGTGCAATCTATGTTATCCAATGGGATATGTCAGGATTCACAAGTAGAGGTGAGGCAGAATCAATGATTACAATTCTTAGAGATATAGTTTTAAGAAACTTATCAATACTCAGAGATATTAAATCACAGACATTTATCAATGGCGCATAATTTTAAAGAATTTCCAGAATTAACAAACGCACAAATGGATTTATACTATTGGGATTCTCCTCACAAACAAATACAAGGAGACTTCAATGCGAAAGTATTAAGAGTTATCGACGGTGATACTATTGAAGTTCAATGGGACGAAAGAGATTTTAAATTCCCAGTAAGATTAGATTTTATAGACGCTCCAGAAAAAGATGAGAGTGGGGGACTAAGAAGCACAAACTGGTTAGAGAGGGAAATCGAAGGAGAAGATGTTTTAGTTAAAATAAATCCACATAACAGAATTGGGAAGTTCGGGAGAATTATTGGAGAGATAATTCACTTAGGAAGAAGCATGAATCAATTAAGTTTAGACTTCAACTATTCAGTTCCGTTCGGGGAGGAAACAGCATGACATTAAATTTCGGTAATAATCTTTTCCCTCCAAGACAAGAAATTTTAGAAAGTTATGATTTTAGAGATGTAACAAGAGGACAATCTTATATTGAATTTTTTGCAGGAGCAATAACACCAGAAGAAGAATCAACATTAACAAGTTACGAAACTGGGGACGACGCAGATATAGCCACAGGGGGAATAAATGATAGATTGGCACAAACTTTTACAGTTACAACAACTTCATGGATTACTGCCATAAGTTTAAATGGTATTGATAGTGGCTCAGATTTTCACATAGAACTACAGAATACAACATCTGGAAAACCAAATGGAGAAATTTTAGCAACAACAAGTAAAAATATTGACCCATCATTTCGTTTAGAAAAATGGGATTTTGCAACTCCTATTAAAGTAGCTGCGGGAACATATGCCATAGTTATAAATGGAACTGGTAATAGAGAATTTAGAGGAGACGAAACATCCCCTACTTATACAGGGGGAAGTGTAGTTACGAGTGCAGATTCGGGGGCTAATTGGACTATCGACACAACTAAGGATTTAATATTTATTTTACATGGTCTTACAAAAACCCCATATATATTATTTCCAGAATCTTTTGAGACAAAATATAGTTCATTCGTTATGCCAACAAGAAATTTAATAACCTCCGAAACTTTAATAGGTTATATTGATTTTGACCTCGATGTAGGTAAAGCGATTAATATTGAAGGAACTGCTATTTTAGAGTTTGAATGGGATAATAACATAGTTATTGATAATTTGGGAGATTTAAATGGTTTTATAAAAGCAACTATATATAAAGTAGATTCAACAGATTCAGAAACAGAAATAGGTTCTACAAAAACTATCTTAGTAAAAAACGAAGCAAGTAAAAACATTACAATAACAACAAGAGAAACACTATCCATCGAACTTACAAAAACATCAATAAAAAGAGGAGAAAAGTTAAGGTTAAGTTTAGACGCATATGTTACAGACCATAATGAAGGGGGAGCGGCTAATAATGGAATAAGTTCATTCGATATAAATTACGACCCAGAAGACGAATCAAATAAAAAAGACATTCAAATAAAGATTCCGTTTAAAATCGATATATAAAATGCCACAAACAGATATAGGAAACGCAATAGCAAGTGTGAGTGAGTTCACAGACTTTTCAGTGGATACTAAGGACACAGACGCAGCAGGAAACGCAAAGGAAACAAAATACATTAATACAAAGTGGTCTCAATACTTAGGATATTATAAAGAGATTCCTGAATTAGCAGCAGCTATCGACGCTAAAGCAACATGGACTGTTGGGAAAGGATTCCAAGCGGATGATGTTACGACAATGATTTTAGATACAATTAAAGGATTCGGAGTAGATACATTCAACACAATCTTAGAAAACATGATTCGAACTTATAATATTGGAGGGGACGCATTCTGTGAAATCATAAGAGATGAAGAAGAAAACTTAATTAATATTAAACCTTTAGACGCAGGGACTATTGGGATTATAGTAGATGAAAAAGGAATGATTTTAAGATACGAACAAGAAAGAAAAGTTAAGGGAGCAAACCCTAAAATATTTCAACCAGACCAAATATTTCATTTAGCAAGGAATAGAGTTGCAGACGAGATTCATGGAGTTAGTATTATTGAGAGATTAGAAAATATTATCTTAATGAGAAACGAAGCCATGACAGATTGGAAAAGAGTTTTACATAGAAATATAGACCCTATGATGATATTCCATTTAGACACAGATGACACTTCTAAGATAGCAGCCTTTAAAGCGAAGATGGACGCAGCGAGAGGAAAAGGAGAAAATATGTATATTCCAAAGGACGCAGTTGTTCCCGAACAGTTATCCATAGCACCTAATGCAGCACTAAATCCTTTACCCTGGATTGAGGCATTAAACAATTATTTCTTTCAAGCAACTGGCGTCCCTCAAATTATTGTAGGAAGTTCGGCAGAGTTTACAGAAGCCACAGCGAAGATTGCATATTTAGCATTTCAGCAAACAATAGAAGAAGAACAATTATATATCGAAGAACAAGTATTAAGTCAGTTAAACTTAGTAATAGAATTAGAATTTCCTGCAAGTTTAGAAAATGAATTATTATCGGATAGTAAAAAAGATGGAGAAGAAAGTGAAAATCCTGAGGGAATTAATCCAAGTGAAACAACAGCTGGAGAGGGACAATAATAATGACAACCAAAAAACAAAAAGTAGATTGGAGAATTGTATGCACTGGTTTAGCCTGTATAACTATTTTAGAATGTCTTGCTCTTAGTATGGGTATAAATGGGACATTATTAAAAATGATTTTAATAGCTATTGCCGTCGCAATAGGTGTTACAATTCCAAGCCCAATTAAATCAAACTAAATAAAAAATGGTAAGAAAAATAGGATTCAAGAGAAAAGACAAAGACATAGGTAGTAAAAAACTAAAAAAACTAAAAGACGAAGACGTAGTTTCAACTTCAACAAATAAAAAAACAGGAAAAATAACTAATATAGGAGATAATTATAGCGGAAAAATGATAAGACCGACGAGGGTATTTGGAGAAGGGAGAGACAGAAATGAAGTGTCCTTAACCGCAAAACAAAGAGAAGAAACTCCAAACTTTATTAAAAGTCCAAGAACAGAACTTATAAGAAGGTCGCAACAAGAAGGAGCAAATAAATCTATTAGCACATTTGAAACAGAACAAGGAAAACTAACTGTTGGAATAAATCAACCAACAGGAATAACCCCAGAAAAAACAGGGTTTATAGAGAATGTAAAAAAAGCATATAAGACAATAGATACTTTAGGGGGAATGTCTCCTTCTGCAATAGCCGAAGAACAAGGAGAGGAATTAAGAACTGGATATGCTCCTATAATAATTCCAACAGGAATTGCAGCAGCAGCATCTGGAACAGCGAGGATAACACAAACAAAACACGCACACGAAATATACAGAGGCTCATTATTAGGGAGAGGCTCAATAACAACTCAAAGGTCATTTGTAGGAAAACCTGCAAATACTGGAGTAAATAAACTATTCAAATTAAAATCAAAGAACGCAGCAACAGCCGCAAGATACGCAACTAACGCAAAATCAACTGCACTAACTAAAAATTGGTTAATTGGATTGGGATTAAGTGGGACAACAATCGCAGCAGCAATAGGAGCATTTGGAACTTATCCATGGGCTGCACATAATTCAAGAGAAGCGTCAGAAGCTTTAACTTTCGGAATGAGAAGGGCATTAGACGCAGAAACACCAGAACAATATGATATATTAGCAGAAGAATTTGATAGAACAATCAATGAATCAGTAACGGTATTCGATGAATTGCCGGGTATAAATGTTGTTAAATCAAGTATTCAAGGAATGGAAAACGCAATTTTAGTTAAACAAAGTATGGATATTGAAAGAGAAAAGATGAAAGGAGGTATATAATATGGAAGAAGAAAAACAAGAAGAAATCGAAGAAGAAAAGAAACCAACTAAGAAAGAAGAATTGGAAGAAAAAGAAAAACTAATTGAAAAAGAAGAAGACCTTCAAAGGAGAGAAGAAGAAATTGCAGCAAGAAATCAATTAGG